ATAGAGTAAATAGAAATGATGATGATAGTGATTCTATAAGTGAAATAGATTCTATTATTGATAATGTTCATAAAAATATAACAGTAAATAAAAATAGTAATAATATAGAAACATTATCAGTTAGTGATGATGAAATAACTTCAATTATTGAAGATGAAATAGATTTGCAAATTACAAAAGGTAAAAAAAATAAAAATCAACGAACATTAAATATTTAATTTTATTTTGAAAGAGATTTTACTCCAGTGGCAGTTTTTTTGACAATAGTTTTTACTTGTCCTGTAACTTTTGATATTTGTGCAGGTATATTTTTAACACCTTTCACGGGGTTTTTAAGATTACTTTCAATTTGTTTCGATGCTGTTTTAATGCTTTTGAAAAATATAGTTAAACCAGATAATATGAAAGGAAATACAAATAATGTTAATATCATTAGAACAATTAGTATCATTTCAATTGTAGAACCAGCAAATATTAATTCTCTTCTAATATCTTCAGAACATTCACATTTTTTAGTTATTAACATTCTTGTGTAAGTCATTGTCATATACAAATATACAGCAAATAAAATATAAAATATAAATATAACAAATAAATATACACTAGTTATTTCTTTTCCAAATATGTCAGCTAATAAAGTTCCTGGAGGAACAAACATTATAAATACTATAAATACTAATGCAAATATACTAAAAGATTTTATAAATGCTAAATGTTGATATTCATATGCACATTCGCAATTCCCTACCTTTTCTAATTTTTCAATATAAGTATATACTGACAATAATAGAATGAAAATAAACAAATTAATTACAAAATTAGCAATATATCCAGGTGTTAGTATAGATTGCATTATAAATATTATATCTAATTATACTTAGGAAAAAAAGTTTTTATAAATTAAATTTATCTAAAATAAATTTGGTTGATTTATCATATTTAGATATATCTATATTAAATTTATTTATATCTATTTTTTTTTTAATAATTAATAATAACTCTAAATAATAATTAATTATATAACTTTTAGCATTTTCTAAATTATCAATAATTGATATAATATTATTTGATATATTTTCCACAATATTTATAATATTATTATCTTTTATATCATTTATTATCATAATAAATGAATCAAACAAATTTAAATATTTTGTTTTATCCTTTTGAAAGTCACAAAAATCATCATAATTTTCATCAAGTAATATATTATTTTTTATATATTTTTCATTTATAATATATTTTATATTTTTTAAGGAATTATAAAATATATCTTTATTAATATTAATTATATCTTTTAAAAATTCAACATATATTTTATCATTATTTTTTCCTATATATATGTATATTATATCTAATAATTCTTCTATATTATCATAATTTTTAATAATATCTTTTATATTATTACCAATTGTATCTTTATTATTATTTGAAATTTTATTTAATAATGATATAAATGATTTTTTATCTTTATTTATATTAAATTTATTTGTCGTAAAAGTATATAATTTTTTATCATTATTGATTTGTTGTTCGAAATGATGATTTGTATTTGACTTATTTGTATTCCAATTAGATTTAAAAACATTTTTTTTCATTTTCTTTTTTTCCCATAAAAATTTAGAGTCATATTTTTCATTAAAGCAAGAAAATTTGGCAATTAAATAACTTTTTTTTTTATTTAAAGCATCTATATTAATATCATTATAATTATAATTTTTTACTTTTTTTTGAAAAATATCTAAATCTATTTTAATAATATCATTATCATCATTATTCATATCTTAAATTTAGTATTACTTATATTCTTAAACTATTTTATTTAAGAATATCTAATAATATATATATATATATATATATATTATTAGATATTTTATAAATAATAGTAAATATATGAATGATTTTTTAAAAGAGATTGATTTTTATTATGAAAATTACAATATATATAGAACTGTTGTAATAATATCCGAATTATTTGATATTAATTTATTTAAATCTTTTCTAGATGATAATAATAATTCATCATATATTATAAATAATAAAACCGATATTTCTTATATTGACGATAGAATTATATTAATTAAAAGCAATAATATAAATATTCAATCTATTTTAAATCAAACAAATGAATATAATTTATTGCTATTTTATAATATAGATTTTAATAAAATCAATTATATACAAAATTATTTTCTACTTAATTAATTAGTATAAATGACAAATAAAAATAATTATTTCGATACAACAACTATTATATTGCTTGGATTATTAGTATTGTTGTTAGTATTTTCAATACCTCTTTTTATGAATAATTCTAAAATAAATAATATCACAAGAGACTTAGATATTATTGAAACATTTTCAAATTGTAATAAACAACATTTTTCAAATAAGGAATCATTTATTAAATTAAAAAAAGATAACTTTGCAAATCCCATCAAGCCCAGTGTCCCTGCTAGAGTAATAAGTAAAAAGGTTAATGAAAAATTTACAACAGATGATACAAAATTAGAATTATATACAATGGCGGGTTGTGGTCATTGTGTTAATTTTAAAACTACATGGGGTAAAATTTCAACACATCCTGAATTAGGTAAATTTGCTGTTGAAATAGGTCCATCAAACCCTGAATATGAAAAATTATGTTCAAAACATAGTATTAGAGGATTTCCACATATACAAATAACAAAAAATGGTATGAAATTAACGGAATATAAAGGTCCAAGAACAGTAATTGATATATATAACTGGTTTAAAAATACAGTTATGTAATATTTCTGTTTTTTTTTAAATTATAATATATTAATGAATAATTGTTATAAAATAATAACTAGAAATAATACTAATGGTTTATTTGAAAATTCTATAGATGCTACATATATAATATATTTAGAAGGTAATCTTAAAAGACTAAAAAATATAGAAGAACAATTAGCTAATATAAAACCAACAAAAAAAATACATATATTAGTTAACAAAGGTTGGAAAAAATGTAATAAAAGTAAATATATAACAAACACAGCAAAAGATTTAGTAGATTGTAATATAACTTGTTTTAAACATGCAAAAAAACATAATTATGACAATATTTTGATTTTAGAAGATGACTTTATATTTGATAAAATAGATAAATACGATATTGATGCTATTAATTATTTTTTAAAAAATAATATAGAAAATAAGATATCATTTTATTTTGGTACATTACCATTTTTATTTATACCATATTCAAAATCTATATATAGAGGAATAATAAATATTTATACACATTCTGTTGTATTTACAAAAAAATTAAGAAATGATATTTTAAAATATAATTATGAAAAAATATTTTGTTGGGATACTTTTCAAAACTATAATAATAATAATAAATATTATTATTATAAACCTTTATGTTTTCAAGTAATTGAAGAAACTGAAAATTCAAAGAATTGGCCGGTATTTTTATTTATAAGAAAATTTTGGTTCAAATTAGTTTATTTATTAAATGCAAATATTGAACCAAAATTTTTTTTTGAATTTATATATTTATTATCATATATTATTACTATATCAGTTATATCTATATTATTATATATTCTTATAAAAATAATGTACTTGTTATTTATTTATTAAACAATTTTTTAATTAAATCTAATGTTGTTAGAGTTTTATCTTTTAATGTTGACTCTATATTTTCTGTATTTACTTTTAATTCTTCCCCTTTTTTAACATCAACGCATTTATTTTTAACTTCTTTAAGTTCGTTATTTAATGATTGAATACAACCTATTAAATAATAAATTAAATAAATTAATATCAAACATATTATAAAAAAAGTTAAATCCATTTTACTTTCTAACTATTAATTACATATATTATATTAATCTTAATTTAGCATCATTTATTGAAATACTTATGAAATTATAACATACTACAAAAATTTTAATCTTATATTCTGATAAAGATTTATCAATTTCCTTGAATTTAAAAAGTTTGTTTAATTTTAAATTAAAATTATAGTTCTCATCATCTAAATTAAATGTATTCAATTTTAATGAAATTTTATTATTCATATTAGTTGCATTAAAATGACCTGTTGAATCTGGTCCTTCGGGATTTTTTGCAAAACTATATACATATATATTTGGTATTATTGGTATTTTGGTGTGATTATTTAAACATGGAATATATGATAAATAAGAGGAATCTAATTCTTCAAATATTTTATGTTCATTAGCAACTTTATATGTTGCATTATTTAATATATCATATTCGCTATTAGTGTTATATGATCCTGTAAAATTAATATGATTATTAAAATTTCTAGAAGAGTCTTCTCTTCTTAATATCCAAATAATTTCTTTAATTGGTTTTGAAATAGTTCCTAAATCTATTGTTTGTATATTTGTATTAAGTAATAAACTTTTTTCAAGTATTTGTACATCATCAAATATATAATCTTTTCTACCTATCGATATAAGATAAGATAATTCATCTGTTCCTAATAAAAAACCTTGTTTTTGTATATATGCATTAATATTTATTACATTATTTTTTAATTCCTCTTTTAAAAAATCTTTTATTGTATAATTAGTATTATATAGTTCGTTATATAATGAAGGACTTATATCTTGTTCAAGTTCATTTGAATATAATGTATATAAATCTTCAGCATCTTTTAATGTAATACTTATTTTAATTGTTGTTCTATTAAAAAATGCAATAGGTAATGCTGTTTTTAATTCTTTACTAAACCAAAAATTTAATGGTATTATTAATTTTGTTTTTTTTATTGAAGGTATATTATTTTCCTGTGAAGAATTTGGATAAAAACGGAAATCTAATTTATTATTTTTAATAATTACTTTTTTGTTATTAAAAACGACTGGATTATTTAATTTAGAACTATTCCCAATTATATTATCAAATTTAGTTTTATCTATTGATAAATCATACCAAATATTTAACCAATCTGCTGTTAATTTTTGCATAGTTACATCTCCAATTTTTAATTCTACTTCTTTAATAATAGATAAACCTATATTTTTTATCCATTTAAACTTCAATGTTCTATCCGAATATATTTCAGGTAATTCACAACAAAAATAAGTATTTGTTAATAAATCTTCTGAATTATCATTTAAATTGTTTGATGTAAATATATTTGTTGCACTATTTTGAGAATATAAAATAGGCGCTGTTTGAAAATCAATTTTTTTAATTGTTTTTGCCATTTTATTTGTTTTCTCATAGTTTTTAAACAATTCATCATAATCATCTTTCTTTGCTAAAAATTCGTCAGTATTAGAATCATTAATTAATTGAACTAAACCACCACTATTACTCATTAAATACTAACTTATATGAATATTTTTAATTAATTTTATATATTATTAATATGGTTTTACACTATTATGAGATGTTCCAGAAGTAACATTTGCTATTGGATAATAAGTAATACCTGGTTTTTCTGCTAATTTAAACGGTCCTTTACTAAAACCAGATTTAAATAATGATTTAATTTGATTTTCATTTACCGCATAATTAAAATAAGTTAAATCGGACATTTGTAAAGGACTTAATTCACTATTTTGGAATATTTTATCCTCTAGTATATTATTGTCATCTGTTAATAAATTACCAGGATTTAAATATAATGGAGCTTTATTATGTTTCATTGCCGCAGAACCTGGTGATTTATCAGATGCTCCATTAAATGGTGCTTCAACTACTCTATCTAACATATTAATACCATTTAAATAAATTTTACATGATGTTTTGAATTTATTAAGAACATCGTTTTCAGGTGTTATTTCTTTTATTACTACGGTAAACATAAACCATTTATTATCGTATTCTGATGATGTCATGTTATATACACCTAATAAACCACCATTTCTATCATCCCATTTACCAGTATCGCATTTTATTAATGTAGTACCATCAGATCTATAAGCATCTGGATTTGTTAATGTATTATATTCTACTATAATTGAAGTACCGTCATTTTTCATTCTTATTAAAGGATTTTTAACAAGAATATATTTACCATTTTTTTCCAATAAACAATTTTGACCACCTGTTCCATTATTTGCATATGGTACTTGTAACATACTTCCTCTCATAAATAATATAATATCTTCACTATGGGGATTTGATTCTAATAATGCTTTTCTATTGATGTTTAACCAAAAATTATATGTATATTCAGCACCACCTGCTTGATTTATAGATGGTGCTAAATCTCTAAATGTATTAGAATTTGCTAAAAAAGTATTATATTCGGTATTATGATACAAAGAATAATCATAAATTCCATTAAATATAGGAATTTTCTTTTTAATACTTCTTGAATTTTTTATTATATTTAATCTTTCATAATTATATATCATGAATGCTATTAATAAAAGTATTAATACAACAAATATACCCAATATCGCCTGAATTATTAGTGATATCATACTTTTTATAATTACTCTACTAATATAATATGATTTTTTTAAACTTTATAATAATATAAAAATAATTATCCTTAAATTTAATGTATTTTATAAATTGGATTTCTAACACCATATGCACCTAAACCTAATTTGGCCATAAAATTATCTATTGGTCCTTCATTATAATTATTATGTATATCTCTATCATTTAAATCATAATTAAACATTGTAAATTTACATAATAATCCAGCAAATCCAGGTGTAGTATCAGGATTATGTTCTCCACCAACTATTAAATTGTCATTTTTATCTAAATCTAGATTTGTAATATCATATTTATGTACACCATCTAAATCTTCTCCTAGACCTCTCATTGTTTCACCTTGTCCAGCAATTCCTACTAAATCACCATCAACATATGTTGCTATGCTACCACCTGTACTTGTTCCATAATCATTTATTACTATACCAATATGAACCCATCTTTGTATAGGGACATATTCAATACACACACCTTGTTTCATATAGTCTTTGAATTTTGAAGTATACGGACCTAAAACACCTTCAGCACCTGATTCGAAAAATCCTTCGATGGATGCTCCACCACCATTTTCTCCCCATTCTACAGAATCTTGATATTGGTCTTTATTATAAAAATCTTGTTTTTTAGAAAATCTTATGAACAATTTATTTTTTTGTTTATCTAAAAATATTTGAGGAGATCTATCTTTTAATTGTGTTTCATTACCAATATATAATACATTTTTAAAATATTGATGCGCCATATCTTTAATATATATCCAAAATGTATATGTTCTTTTTAATCCATTTCCAGATGGTAATTTATAATCTAAACTTAATTTATTAAGTTTATTACATAATACAGGTATTTTTGTTCCACTTACAACTAATTTTGATTGATTAAACACTGTTTTTGTTACAAAACTATACATTAACCATGCTACAATACCAGCAAATATTATTACAATAATTAAACCAATTATTGTTTCAGGTTTATTTCCCATATTTTGCACACTATTTTTAATTGTATTTGTAACAGTTGAAGCGGTATTTCTTACAGCATTTGTAGCTGTATTTGTAATAGCAGCAGATGCTTTTCCGGGACTATTAAATAATGAATTTGCTCGACCTTTAGGTATATCCATCTATAATTATACTTATCTATTTTAAGAATACAAATTTATATTAATACAATTAATATGATAACTTCCTATTTGATAATAATGACTATTAAAATTGAATCCTTTTTTAGTATTTTTTTTCTGTAATGATAAATAACTTAATAATTTAGTAAAGTTATTATCAGTCTTTATTTTTTTATTTTTAATTTCTATGTTCGATAAAATAAAAATTTGATAACTAATTATATTAATTGCTTGTTCAATTAAGTTTCTATTTATTAATAAATCAAATAAACAAAAATCATTAATAAAATTTTTATAATATAAATTTTTTATTTTTAATTCACTTTTTCTATTTTTTAAAATATTTATCAAATTTTCATGAAATCTCAATGATATTAACCATGTATCTGCAGATATTAATCTAATTATATTATCGATTTTTATATTATTTTTATAAATATATTCGTTATCAATTATTCTATCTACTTCTTTATTACTTTCATCTTCTATCATAATTATTCCATTTGCTATATTTCCATCTATTTTATTTATTATTTTCTCTAATTTTTTTTCATTAATTTTTTTATTGTTTTTTAGTATCTTTTTAATTTCTATTTTATTTAATTTTTCACATTCAAATATTTTACATTTTTTTTTTATATTTCCAATTTTTTTTAATATTTCCGTATTACAAATACATACTATACATATATTCTTATTTTTTTTACTATTTAATATATTATACAATGTTGAATTTATTGTTCTATCTATTGATATTAATATATCATAATCATCTATTAAAATTATTTTTCTATTGTCATTATTAACATTATTAAATATATCCACTACATTCTTTTTAGTTGTAGTTTTTTTTTGTAATAAATCTTCGAAATCATAGCTATTATTTATATTACTTGGTGTAAAATGTATTATATTCAATTTCAATTCATCACATATTTTATTTATTTTATATGTTTTACCTATCCCGCTTTTTCCATGTATTATTATACAACTATCAAAAGATATATTATTTTTATTTTTATTCTTTTCTAATAATTCTTCTATCAATTCTTTCATTTATATTATTTATTTACTATTCTCTTAAATTGCTATATCTATTATCATATATATTATAAATGATATTATTATTAGTATTGGTAGTATTATTTCTATACTTATTATATTATTTTTTTCATAATTATAATGTTTTATATCACCGTTATTATCGAATAGTAAAAATGGTTTAATAGTAAATAATAATAATAACAAAGTTATATATATCATTACTATTATATATTTTCTTGAATACATATTTCTATTATAAATATAATATTATATTAAGAAGAAATATGAAAGCTATTAAACCTATATTAATATTATCAATTATTATTATAACATTTATTATTAGTTCTAAATATTTTGTAGAAAATTTTATAATATATCACGAGAATGATACTGATAAAAATAAATCTTATTATTTAACATTATATGATAAAAAATATAAACCCAAATATTATATAAATTCGATACCTAAAAGTGATAATGAATTTAAAAATAAACTAAATAAAATATTTAATATTAATAATAATATTAAAACATTAATTAATATTTCAGAAAATATTAAATGGAGTAATTGGATAACTGCTAATTATTTACATTATAATATTTACAATAAATTTTATAAATATTTTGCTAATATTATTGCTTTTTATAATATTAAAATAATTCATAGTATACTTAAAAATATTAAAATTAATTATAATAATAAAAATAATTTACTATTAAATATTGACTTATTATTACATGATAATACAATTAATGCAAAACATGTAAATATATTAGTTTATTATAATAATGATAAATTTTTTATTATATATATTAATGTTATCGGTGTTATTACCGAATTTGATATTAAAAATAATACATATTTAAAAGATATTAATATTGAAAACTCTTTTAATAATATATCAAATATAACTAATAATACTAAAAATTACAATATTAACAATTTTCGTAATTATGACAATAAAGAAACTATTACCGACGAATATGTCGATACTTTTATTAAACAATATTTATTAAATAATATAGATAGCAATATTTATAATGTTAATGATTTAATTGATATTAAAAAAAATATAAAATATAAAGAAAATGAAAAATTAGTTAAAAATCATTTTATGAATAAATTATTTAAAGAAACCATTATAACTCCATATAATTATTAAAATGGTACTACCATTGTCCTTCTTTTTAATTCATTTACATTTGCGCCCTTAAGATTTTGCGAACAATTTGTATTTGTTTCAATACTATTACTATTAATTCTTACACGAACTGGCAATACATATCTTTCTGTATTTGGTAGATATTTAAATTCAGATTTCTTTGATGAAGTTGTTGCAGCATTACCATATCCAAATCTACCTGATACACTATCTAGTTGTGAATCTCCGCCACGAAGACCACCGCCTCTTGTTGGACCGGCACTTCTTGTAATACCACGAGTTACGCCTCTATAATTATCACTTTCATATATTTCTTTTTCTTTATACATTAACATAAATGTAATATAAAGTATTCCCGTTTTTTCTGTTGTTTCTTCCAGCCCTAATTCTTTTTCTTCTGCAGTTACTTTATAACCTACATCACACGCTTTTTTTGTTTGCCATTGATATTGAGAATTTGGATTTTGATCAAATTTATAACTAGTATAAGTATCGCTTGGTAATGACCACATTGTTCCATCTCTTTCAATATTATGCGGGATAATTGAATTTTCACTATAATATTCTGGTTCTTGATTATCAACTGCAAAACCAATTGCATGATCATATTTTGAAGACCCTTTAATATTAATATTTGAAATATCAATTACTAGAGGACTATCATCACACAAGATTCTGTATCCTTTATTATCATTATCCTCATATACTTCAATATTATATTGTTCAGAATAATTCGTTCTTTCTTTAGCATTTTCAATTACATAACTATCCTTTCCTTTACCAAATTTTAGTTTAAAATTAACATTATTATTGTTAGTTTCGTAGTTAATATCGATTTGATTTACTGTTTCCTTGAACATAATTGATAATTATATATATATAATAAAATCATTTTTTTTTTATTAATACTAAAACTAAAATCTTTTTTTAAATAGTTTATATAAAAAAAAATGATTAAAAATATTTATTTATGCCTAACATGACTAACGAACTTAATACCGCTTTTAAAATTCACCAAGAAATTTATGATACTAGAAAAATAATTCAAAACAAAAAAACAGAATGTACTAAACTAAAAGAGTATATTAGTTCCTTTAATGATGATTGTAATTATACGAATAAACATATTAATGAAACTAATCTATCTATCAAAAGTCTTGATAATTTTCTATATTATGAGTCATCAAACCCAAGTTATTTTACTACATTGTCTATTAAAAAAGAATATACTGATGAACTACAAACATTAAATGAAGATATGACATATGCAAAAAATAGAATTGTGTATTATGAAAATGAATTAAAACGAAAAGATATTGAATTTATGGCATATATTACATATATTGATAATTTATATAAAATGATTCCTCGTATTAATAGGTGGAGTAATGTTCTAAATATGAGCGAATATGAAAAAGATATTGAAACATATCACAATAATAATAATTTTCTAATGCAATTATCTCATATTAATAATCCTCGTCCGGAAAAAAGACAAAGATATTAGATATTGGATATTATATATTATATTTTTTTATAAAAAATGATTTATTAATATATGCTTTAATTTTTCAAAATGGAAAACAAAATCCTAAATCCTAAAACAAATAGATATGTTTTAAAAATAGGTAAATTGGTAAGGAATTACTAAAAAAATAGATAAAAAATATTATTATATTAAATCATGATATCTTATATTATATAACA